CACTGGCTCACTGGCTCACTGGCTCACTGGCTCACTGGCTCACTGGCTCACTGGCTCACTGGCTCACTGGCTCACTGGCTCATGCGTTGAGCTTACGCTCTACGCTCTGCGCTCCACTCCAGCAGATTGATGCGCCAGCCTATGTGAGTGAGCGCTCACTTACTTAGCGCACCAATTTGGTGCACGGGCTAAGGGTTTACCCTTAGGGGTTTTCCCTAATAGCGATACCCCATTTAGGAGACCCCCCTGGCCGGTCGGGCGGGCCCCTGAGCAAACCCGAGTTTTTGTAATTTTTTTTGCAAAATTTATTTCACATTATGAGAAGTGTGGCAATTGCCAGTCTTGTGCCAGAGAAGTGCCACACTTCTTTTGACACAATTTCCTTATAAATCAAAGACTTAACCCTTTCGTGCCACACTTTCCACTCTTTTTTCATTTTTATTTTTATTTTTAAAAAATAAATAAAATGTATAGTAGCGTATCGATTTGGAAAAAACGGCTCAAAGACTGGCAATTTCTTGTAAGTCCTTGATTCCATTGACTTTTCTTCAAAAAGAAGTGTGGCACTTCTCTGGCACAAGACTGGCACTAAAAATTTTTTTGTAAAATTTGGGGATTGTGCGTATTAGTAAAAGTATGAACAAATATGTTTATCAAATATCTGGAGCATTGGAAAATCCTCCGGGCAAGCTAAAAGGCTTGCGGGTACTGGTATGCGACTTGTACAACTTTGACCAGGTGGACGTGCCAATCAAAATATTGGATAAAGAAACCCAGAAGTACTTAGAGTTTCGGCTTAGCATCACCGCTGAGTCTTTAAGTATCCAAAAGCTACCGCACGAAATCCAAAACAAATTACGCATTCCGTTAGGGAAATGGCTGGACCAATGGGTCCTTGAAAACTTTTATGGCGATACTAGCAACAGAAAAAGTGTTAACCAATGATTATTGGAAGATGGCAGAAGACCTTCGGGTTGGCGACATCTTGTTTGACCGGTTAGGCAAACCAGTAACCGTTAAGCTGGTACAAAAATACCGCGCACTACGTTGCTTTGAAGTCCAGTTTAACGACAAGCTTACCGTGGCGGGGGATGAACATCTCAAGCTGCCACTGGAAAATGAAAAATACCGTAAGCGAGTTGACCAATACAAAGGCAAGCGCCAATTTAAACGCCCCCTTTCCCCCACTCCCCTCGGAAAATTGATTGACACCCCGCTTATACGCAGGGAAAACCGCAAAGAATATTCCGTTCCCACTGCAGGTCCCCTGCAATTAGCCCATCAAGACCTTCCTGTCCATCCGTTTGTGTTTGGATTCTGGTTTTTTAACCGCCGACATGACGGGGCAATGATATCTCCCACAGGTTTTGAGGGATTTTTAGAAACAAAGTTAAAAGAATGCGGGTATGTCCCTACAAAAAAACATCGGTTTACTACTAAGCCCACCGTTTTGTCCCACTTAGCACCCAACGTTCCGTACAAAATACCAAACAACTACTTGCTGGCAGCAAAAGACCAAAGGCAGGAGCTGCTTTCTGGAATCCTTCATTCAAAACCAAGGCAATACAACGCTCGGTTAAATACATTTCGCGTTTCTAACAAAAGCAAACTGTTTACTTCTCAAGTACAATGTCTTGCGGAGTCGTTAGGTTGTAAAACCCAAATGCTGTACGATGAAACCAAACGGTATTACACCGTGTTTATCAAAACCAAACTGCCGTTGCTATACGGGCAAACACCAAAGCCAATTAAAGTTCGCCAAGAATGGCGTTTAGTTAGCGATGTTTATGAAATTGACCCGCAGTCTTGTATTCACATTGAGACAGACGGTCCTGACAACAGCTATCTCGTAGGAGAAGGCTTTATACCATGTCTTTGACACCTGAAAAAGAAAAATTCCTAGAAGAATACGTAGCCAAGCGTAAGCACTGGCCCAAACAACAGCTTGAAGCGATGGTCTGGCAGACTAAATGGTCACTGCAGGCACTACCGCATCAAAAAGAACCAAAAGATCATGACTATGATACCTTCCTTATGCTCGCGGGCCGGGGATCTGGCAAGACGCACACTGCATCGCATTGGATTGGCATCCGTGCTTGGAACTACGACCACACTCGCTGGCTCGTTACCGCCCCAACCTCCAATGATATTCGCGCAACTTGTTTTGAGGGAGACTCCGGACTTATCAATATCATCCCCGCTTCACTTATACGGGATTACAACAAGTCCCTTTTCGAGATTACCCTTACCAACGGATCCCTCATCCAGGGGATTCCAGCCTCAGAGCCAGAACGGTACCGCGGTAAGCAGTATCACGGCGCTTGGTTTGACGAGTTGTGTGCGTTTGATTACATCGACGAAGCCTACGATGGAGTACAGTTTACCCTCCGTCTTAGAGACCCCCGCATCCCTCGGGTGCAGCAGATTATTACCACCACTCCAAAGCCAAAAGAACTCATCGTTGACCTTAACGAAGGAAAAGTAGGTGGAGATGTCTACGTCAGTAACGCCAGCTCATACGATAACCGTGCCAATCTATCAGAAACGTTTTTTAAACAGCTTGAGACGTACGATGGCACCGACATGGGGCGTCAGGAAATCTATGGTGAGATCCTTGACCCTGAGCAAGCAGGCATTATCAAACGTAGCCAGTTCCGTATGTGGCCAGCGGACAAGCCAACACCTACATTGGAGTACGTCATCGCTTCGTATGACCCAGCTACTTCTGAAAAAACTACAAATGACCCGACAGCTTGCGAGGTGTGGGGTGTGTTTGAGCAACAAGACGCAGGCACCGCAGCAATTTTATTGGATTGTTGGGATGAACATCTGTCTTACCCTGAATTGCGCCGCAAAGTAATCAACGATTTCAAAGAGGTAGTGTACGGAGCGGACAATGACTTTGGTAAAGGCAGAAAAGCGGACTTAATCCTCATGGAAGACAAATCAGCGGGCATCTCGCTCATTCAAGAGCTCCAAGGTTCCGGCGTTCCGGTGCAGGGATACAACCCTGGCAGAGCAGATAAGGTGCAGCGACTGAACATTGTGGCTCCCTTGGCAGCCAAAGGTAAATTATTCATTCCAGAGGACCCTGAAATCAGAGGCGAGTTTGCCAGTTGGTCAAAACGCTTCCTACGTCAGTTGTGTTCGTTTCCTGAAGCTGGAGGGCATGATGACTATGTGGATTCTTTTTCTCAAGCCATGCGTATTTTGCGCGATTCAGGCTGGATTTTGCTAGATCCGCTGCCACCACGTGATTATGACTATGCTGATGAAGACCCACGTAAACGTTTTGCCAATCCTTATGCCCAGTAGGGCGGAAACCCCCCAAATAGCGTATTAGTTAAAATAAGGACGTCCCCCATTCTCGTTGTTGCCATGTGGCAGCAACCTCAAATATAAAATCTATGGCCAATCCACAATTACCGATTCAAATGGGCAACAACTTGCCCGGTCTTACCGACCGAGAAGAAGATATAGAAGAAGCTACTGAACAAGACGCTGAAATGAAAGCGTATGAAGCGGAGCTTAACCTAGATCCGCAAGAAGTTGAAGAAGAAGTTATTGAGCTTGACGATGGTTCTGTCGTAATCAACTACAAAGAAAAAGAAAGCCCGTTAAAAAATCCAGAATTTTATGCCAACTTGGCAGAAGAAATGGACGAAGGTATTTTACAAGCATTAGCGGTTGAGTATCTTGACTACATTGACGTTGATAAAGAAGCACGTTCACAAAGAGACAAGCAATACGAAGAAGGACTGCGCCGCACGGGCTTAGGTAAAGATGCGCCCGGTGGTGCCACGTTTGATGGCGCCTCCAAAGTTGTGCACCCTGTCATGGCAGAAGCCTGCGTTGACTTTGCTGCGTCTTCATGTAAAGAACTCCTACCATCTGATGGCATTGTTAAGTCAAACATTAAAGGTGTAGATAATCGTCTTAAGATTGAAGTAGCTGATCGTAAAGTTGACTTTCTTAACTGGCAATTAACAGATCAAATCCCTGAATATCGTGATGAGATGGAGCAGTTGCTCACTCAGTTGCCACTTGGTGGATCACAATTCCTTAAATGGCGTTGGGATGACGAACAGTTGCGTCCTACTTGCGAGTGGGTTCCAATTGATAACATTATTCTTCCGTATTCTACAACTAACTTCTACACATCTCAACGTGTAGCAGAACAACAAGACATTACAGAAGACACGTATGAGCGCCGTATTGATTCTGGCTTGTACCGTGACTTAGAGGGAGCGCAGTACACTTCTGATTCTCCACTCACAGACCAAACTAAATCACAATCTGCAAACGATAAAATTGAAGGCAAATCTGAGCCATCTAAAAATATTGATGGATTGCGCCGCGTTTACGAGATTACTTGTTTTATGCGTTTGGATGACGATCCCCTCACTGAAGGAAGACGCGCACCATACATTTTAACCATTGACGAGTCGTCCAGCAAAGTGTTGGCGTTATATCGTAACTGGGAAGCGGGTGATGATAAGCTAGAAAAACTAGATTGGTATGTTGAGTTTAAGTTCATTCCTTGGCGTGGTGCTTACGCTATTGGTTTACCCCAGCTTATTGGTGGTTTGTCTGCTGCTCTTACAGGTTCTTTACGTGCTCTGTTGGATGCAGCTCACATTAACAACAGCCAGACAATGCTTAAGCTCAAAACTGGGCGCGTTAGCGGCCAGTCTGACAGAATTGAACCAACCCAAGTAATTGAAGTAGAAGCTGGTCCTGGCGTAACTGACATCCGTCAGATTGCAATGCCAATGCCGTTTAACCCACCGTCTTCAGTCCTTTTTGATTTGCTTGGTTGGTTAACTGCCGCAGCTAAAGGCGTTGTTACTACTTCTGAAGAAAAGATTGCAGACGCTAACAGCAACATGCCTGTTGGCACAACCCAAGCTCTAATTGAGCAGGGCGCTAAAGTATTCTCATCCATTCACGCTCGTTTGCACCGCAGCCAAGCTAAGTCTCTTAACATTATTTCCCGTCTTAACCATTGGTATTTGGAAGAGATGGACAATCAGTCTGGCACTGAAGTTCAAGTGCGCGACTTTGCGTACAACAATGACGTTCGCCCAGTATCTGATCCTAACATTTTCTCTGAAACACAGCGTTTAGCACAAAACCAAGCGTTGTTACAGATGGCTGCTACTGCACAGCCAGGTATGTTTGATATGCGTTCAATTTACAAGCGTATTCTCAAGCAATTAAAAGTTCCTGATGCTGAGGAGATTTTACCAAACCCATTAGGTGCTAGTGAATCTAACCCAGCACTAGAAAACGTAGCTATGACCATGGGCAAAGCAGCAGCCGCTTACCCAGACCAAGATCATATTGCACATATTAAAATTCATTTAGAATACGCAAACAATCCAGCCTATGGTGGCAACCCAGTAATTGGGCCAACATTTGCGCCGCAAGCATTACAGCATATTAAGCAGCATTTGACGTTGCATTACTTACAGCAAATGCGCGGTATGGTTGCTAAAGCTGCTGGCGGTAAAGACACACTTGAGTTACATCAAGAAAAACCACTAGATAAAGAAGCACAACAAGCTTTGGCTTTGGCATCTCAGATGGTTAATCAAGATTCACAACAAGAGTTGGGACCATACATACAACAAATCCAAGCATTGGCTCAAAAAGTTCAACAAGCTCAGCAACAGCAATCTCAAGCTGCAGCAATGAACGATCCTACCGCTGCAGCAATTGTTAAAACCCAAATGGCTGAGACAGAACGCAAAACGCAAGAAACTCAAGCCAGAATGCAAGCTGAACTTCAATCTTCACAACAAGACTACCAGATTAAAGTGGCTGAGTTACAAGCTAAAGTTCAGGAATTGCAAGCTAAGTACTCTACTCAAACCAGTATTGATAACCAACGCAATGCTACCGACATTGCTATGGCTAACATTAACAATGCGGCAAAAGAACGTATTGCCATGATCACTGCTGGCGCTCAAATGGACCAACAACAAGCCCAATTAGAGCACGAGCAAAATACGTCAGCAATAGATGCAATTATGGCGTCAGATGCAGATATTCGTCAGCATGGGCTAGCAATCCAACAACAAGCTTTTCAAGCACAAGCCGAACACGTTGCGCAACAAGCCGACGCACAAAAACAAGCTGCACTAGCTCAACAGCAACACGAGCAACAAATGATGCAACAAGGTGCGCAAGCCCAAAATCAAGCTATGCAGTCTGGTTTAGATCACGGTCAGGCGTTGCAACAAAACGATCAACAGCATCAACAGGCATTACAACAACAAGCAGCAGCACCACAACCAACAACACCCCCAACAGGAGCAATATAATGGCAGACAAATCAAATAGCGAAATGGGTTTTCGTCAAACCTACAAACAAACTGGTAACGAAAGTAGCGGCGGCGGCCCTAAGCAAAACATTGACCCAGGTCCCGCAGGCTCACACCGCGATAACAACTGGAAAATCGGCGCAGCGCAATCAAAAATGCGTAATGCTGGCAAAATTGGCCCAGGTAAAAACCTAAAAGACATCGACGGCGGCAATTTCTATTAATATTTAGGGCGGATTCGTCCGCTTCGGCGTATTAGTAAAATTATGAAGGACTTTATCAGCGAAATTATCAGCCGCGTACGCAGCGAGATACAGAACCAAGCGGACACCGTCACCGCGGGATCAAACATCAATTCATTTGATGATTACAGGCAATACGTAGGTAAAATTGAGGGTCTTAAATTGGCCCTTGCAATTATTGACGAAATTTTGACGGAAAACAGTGAAGAAGACCTGTAAAGGTTAAGAAAGGATTGCCGCATGGCAATTGATTTT